AGTAGAGCTAGGAGTATAAGATCCAGAAGCAGATACAGCTTTAACTGTTTCATTAATTGAATAACCAAAACGGCCTGCACCATAAAGACCTTGAGAAGGATCAGAAGTGGTGTTAGTGATACCGAATACAGAGTTATTTTGATAATCTCCTTCTGATGGAGTAGTGCTGTTATTTAGTACAGAAGTTTGGAAACCTGGTTGTGAAGTACCATATTTGAAGTCCATGTAAAATACAAGACCTGAAGGTAAATTCATAGGCTGTACAGATACGAAATCTTTAGCAGCGATTTCAGCAAACACACGACGTACTAATGGAAGAGCTACGCCAGACCATTGTTCAGAGTTTGATGCAGTACCTGTAGCGTTAGCTTCAGTTACTAATTGTTTTGCTTGATTTTCAAGCATGATAGCCATACCGTGTTTTTCGTATTCAGAAGAAAGACCTTCTAACAAACCGGTTTTACCCCATTTGTTAACTAAACCTTTGGTCTCTTCCATCTGCTTACGAATCACTGATGTGCTTTCGTTAAGGATTGAATTTAAAGACATTGTTTCTTTGTTTTAAAGTTAATATTAAATTATTTTAAACCTGCAAGTTTCTTGAAACGATTAGCTAATTCAGTGCCTTCAGAAATTACTTGCTTTGCAGGTTTGGTAGAAGCTACCGGTTTTGAAGCAAATGATTCTTTAACCACTTTCTTAGTCGAAGGCATTTTAAAGCCTTCAGCTAAAGTTGAATATACTAACTTAACTTCACGTAAAGTAAATGCGCGATCGAAATTTTCGATAACTTTCATTTTTTGACCTTCAGACAAAGTAAAATTACGGAATAATTTGTTTGAATAAAGAAGTTTAGCATTTAACAAATTAACTTCGTTGATTTTGCCTTTTAAGAAACGAATAACGTTATAAGCTTCTTCAAGCTCTTCGCTAGACTCTTCTTCTTTCATTTCTTCTTTTTCTTCTTCTTCTTTCATTTCTTCTTTCTCTTCTTCTTCTTCACGTAAAGATTTGATGATTTCATCGATATTGATTTCTTCATCTTCAGCTCCTTCACCTTCCATTTTAGGTTCTTCTTCTTCAGAATGTTCACCTTCCATTTTAGTTTCTTCTGTTTCTTCGCCTTCTAATTCTTTGATGATTTCATCTAAGTCTAGATCGTCATCTTCTTCTTCAGGCATTTCTTCTTCAGCTGGTTCTTCAGCTGGCGTTTCCTCTTCTTCGCCTTCTTCCATTTTAGGCTCTTCGTGAGTTTCTTCTTCTCCTTCTTCCATTTTTGTTTCTGTTTCTTCTTCCTCTTCCATGGTAGGTTCTTCCTCTTCCATTTCTTCAGCAAGTTTAGCAGACAACATAGATTGAAGTCTAGGAGTAAAAGCCTCTTCAAGAGCTAATTTAGCGTTGGCAAGAGCGGTTTCTCTAACGGCTTTCGCATCTGCGATTGCTTCTTTTAGTAGATCTTTCATTGTCCTTTTATTAATTTAATTGGAAATAAGATTATTGGAAATCTTAATAGAATAGTAAATAATCTAGCGCCTTATATAAGAGTGGAGTACTGATAAGGCATTGTGCGTTACGTCAATAAATATGGGCATGCTTCGAAAAACATGCCCATACGTAAGATTTTTTATAAAATATTTTTAAGCGGGTTTAATTTCGCTTTGATGCTCTTTAATATGAGCGATTAGTTCTTTAACTAATTTAGTTATTTCAATACCTTTACCAACCATTCCGGAAATAGCAAATACTAATAAAACTCCTGAAGTAATTGACGGGAATAAATAAATTGCAATTGCTAATAACACTACTGTAATTAAAAGTACTCCAGATATACCAGCAACTTTTTGAGCCATAGAACCGGCGCCTAATTTAGATGCAATCCAACTAAATGCCTTTTCCATTACCTTAGCAGGAAATCCTGTTACAGATTTAATCATAGAAACTGCTTTTTCGATTTTAGCTTTTAATTTATTTTCATCAACATTATCAAATCCTATTTTTTGCAAACCTTCAGATAGTATATGTATAAAAGCAGAATTACCTAATACAGTACCAACAGCTTCAATACTATGAAGAATTCCAGCATCTTCAGCTATATAACCTCTAGACTCTTTAATTTCTTTTTTAATAGATTCTATATCAGAAGTGTCGACATTTTCAACTTTACCGTCAGCATCAATTAATGCAGATAGCATAGCTGCTTGAACTTCATCATCTGTTATATCTTCACCATCTTTTTTAAGTTCAGTACCTAAAGAAAATAATTGTTTTTGTACAGACTTTGCATCGCCTTCAGCCGATTCAAATAACGTTTTAGTTAGAGAACGTAAAACAATATGTTGTGCTATAGGTCGTAGTCTCATTATTTTTTAGGAGTTTCTTTAGTTCCTTTATCTTTACCTGGCTCTTCTTTAGCTGTGTAATTTTTATCTACGTATGTAAAGAATTTTTTCTTTTGTTGTGGAGTTTCTAAATCGCCTGGATCTTCAATTTTAAATTTTTTCATTGCTTTTTGAAAAAACTTCTGGTATTCTTGCCCTTGAGCTTCAGTAACCATACCACCTACGTCGTAATACTTATTTAAAGTAGATCCGATATCTTCATAAGCAGATTCTAAACGTTGCTGAAGAGTAGCCATTTCATTAGCTGTCTTTTCAAATATCTTATAAGCTTCGTCTAAATGCTTTAAATGACGAGATACAGTTTGACGATCAAACCAATCTTCAGTTTCAGACAAAGTTAAGTGATTAGCAGCTTCAATAAGCTCTCCTAAATATTTTGAAGTTTCTTTTAAAGAATGAGTTCTGTAAATTGAGTTTGCATTTTCAGCAAAACGATATACAGCTTCTAAAAAAGCTTTCTTTTGTTCCATTGACATACTTGCCGCTGGATTTTCATTTTCAAGCAAATTTGCTAATTTAATTGGCTTATTTGTTTTCATAGTGTTATTAATTTCATGCATATGTAAAGCGGATAAATACTTTTTCAATGCCGTTTTATTTCCTGCAGTACATCCTACTTTTTTACCTCCGTCTTTTTTATAAACGCAATACTTATCTCCTTCTTTTTTATAAGTATAAGGCATATTAGTATGGCGTTTCTGAAGCGCGAGCTTTTGTATTAAACTTTGACTTAAATTTTCCATCCATATAAAAGATAGTACCAATGTCTAATCCATTAGATCCTTTTTGTGGATGAGTGTAATTAATAGATATGTCAAAAGCATACCCTCCAATAGAGTTAGGAATTTGACGACAAGTTGCGTCTAAAGAAAGTGTAGCAAATAAAGCTTGCAATATAGGAGTGCGAATTTCTTTAGATAAATCTGAAGCGTAATACAATGCTGTCGGAGATTTTTTATCTAATCCTAAAACTGCATTAATGCCAGTTCGAAGTTTAAGTTCTTTTTGAACTCCTTTAATTACTTGCTCTGAAGGTTCGATTACTTCTTCAGTAAGTCGTCCTTTTCTTTCTATTAGATTTTTAAGTTTCATTATCCTTTATATTTTTTAGGAGTTACGTCAATATTCAATCTAGAAGTATCTTTAGTAAGCTTTGAAGTGCCGCTATATGGCTTAGGCTTAACGTCGACATTCAAACCTGAATTGTCTTTAGTTTGTTGGCTTTGGCCTGAATAGGCGCTAGGTTTAATGTTTTTCCCGCTAGCTTTATATCTATCTTCTAAGTTCATAATACAATTATTTAATGTCAGTTAATATATCAGTAATTAAACGATTTACTTTTTCGTATTTTGAAACTTTTTGAATCAATTCTTTATTAACTGACTCATTCATTGGTTTTAAAAAAGCTCCATGAGTTGAAGGATTAGAAACAAAGTCAAATGCAATTAATTCAAAATCGTCTTGCACTTCAACGGTATTTTCTCCTAACTGCTTAACAGATCCTAAACCACGAGAAGAAATACCTAATTTAATTCCACACTTAAATAATTCTTTTAAGATGTTGCCTGAAGGAGTTGATAAAACTTCTACAGTTCCAACTAAGTCATTTCCATCCCAATGCATTTCAGTAATGTTATGAGAAACGTTGTTTAAGTTAACAACGGAAGAGTCTGGGTGATCTAATTCTCCTAAAGCTCTACGTTCTTTAATATTTACTGTAGCGTATTTTTTTGCTTCGCGCATTAAAATTTCTCTAGGATATACACGTCCATTTTGATTTTTAGCATCAGCACGTTGCAATACGCCTTTAACTAAAAGACGTCCGTTATTTTTTTCCATAGACTCATTAATCATTTGTGGATTAATGTCAAAAGTGATATAGTCTACTATTAATTTTTTTTCCATATTAAGATCCTAATTCTTTTAATTGTTTAGAAACACGCACTAAACGCTCACTAATTTTAATGAGATTTTCACGAGACGATTTCCAATAAATACCATTATCAACGCCCATTTCTTGTTTTAAACGAACATTATGATTAACTACCTTTTCAATTTCTTTTAATCCTTTATTAATAAAATTAATTGACTGATTGATTTTTTGTTTTGGAGTAGCTATTGGGTCTTTTCTATATTCGTTATAAGAAATTTCATTTATAAACATCTCACGAGACATTCTTTTAAATTGAGATTCCTTTACGTCTTTAACTTCTTTTTTTACTTTTTTAACTTTCTTATATCCCATCATTTCAATAGTGTCATCACCTAGCTCACCAAAAGCCATAGGAGTTTCATACCCACCGGCACCGGCAGAGGTCGACATTTCATCAACAGATTCTAATACAATCTTATCAAGTACTAAACCATTAGCACTATCCCAGTTACCACGATCATTATCCGCTACTTTATATGAGACACCATACATTACATCTACTCTTAGATATAACTCTTGCTTATCTTCATCTTCAACCTTGTATACTCTGAAAGCGTTAGCACGTGGTCCAAAACCAGTTACTGTTAAGACAACTTTCTTAGATGTATGCTTCATTTTATCTCTAAGTTCACCATGGAATTTACTACCAATATCAACTTTATTGATTAACTTCTTACCAGCTATTTCCATATGGTCGGCTGATATAATACCACCTTCATTAAGAAGTTTATATTTTTTCAATGTATCTAAATATGACATATTATTTGTATAATAAATAAGCTGAACCAGCATCTACACTATAAATACTAATTTCGTGAATTATAGAAGGATGTTGATTTTGAGGCGTTGGAAATACCATCTGACCTCCTCCAGTTAAAGTAACTGTTACTGCAGATCCTGAAAGATATAATCCTGAAGGATTCAAATAAGACCCTGTAGCGGTAAATGGACCAGTAACTAATACAGATCGATTAAATTTTCCTATATTATCTTGATGATAAGTTTTTACCGGAGCGCTATACGGCCCTGATATTGGATTTGTTGTCTGTGCCATTTATTTATACTTTTTTAAGTTCTTTTACTAATTCGTGATAACGTAACAAACTTAAAATGTGATTGTCTTTAATTGTTTTAGCAGTAGCGATTTCTTTTAGTAAATTAGCTACTTCAGACAATTTAATTTTAACTACTTTATCTTCAACTTTTGTAGATAAAGTTTTTAATGACTTTTGTAGTTTAGAAACTTCTTCTGAAATAAATGTTTTTAGTTCAGTTCCTTCAGACACAGAATTAATATACTGCCTTAAAATAGATTTTTGACCTTCATTTAAGTTAGAATATTTTTCGTTAAATTTATCAACTAAAATTTTATAAGATAATAAACGAACTTCTTTGTCTTGTTTAACAAAAGCAGACATTTCGTTTAATTCAGCTTGCTTTTTAACTTCTTTACGAGTTATATGCTCAATTAAAGTATATCTGTTATTTACAGCTTCTACAGGGCTATCTGCAACTGTAAATTCAAATATCTTATAAATTGCAGCGAGAGTTTTATAATTATTAACTTTAGTTTTGAAGAAATCTTCTAATACGTAATTAGCTTTAATTTCTTTAATTAAGTTATACTTCTGTCTGTTTAAAATAGATTGATTGAGTTGAGTTTTAGCAGCTACCACGGCATCAATTAAATGATTTGCCTTATCTTCTTTAGTAAATTTTTCTTTAACTAAAGTTTGATACAAATTAAGCTCTTTTGCTAATTCGGTTGATTTAGCAAAATACTTCTTAATCATTGGTATTGCCTTTGAATCATTATTGTTCAAAGTATCTGATGCTACTTGGCGTACAAGAAGTTCAAATAACACACCCGTATTTTTAAACTTTGAATGCTTTAAATTTTTCATTTAGGCTTTTTTGTTTCTTAATAATAAATATGGTACTAATGATCTTTTAAATTTATTCCGGCAATATATTTGACTCGTCAAGTAAATTACCTTCTCCTTCATTTAATACTTTTACCTTTTTACTTGTAAACTTTGACAACCCATATTTTTTAATTGTATCTGACACTGATTCATTTCTAGCGTTTTTCCAAGCTACTTTTCCTATAGGGTCATATCCTCTAGGATGATCATGAGTATTGTATTTCATACCTTCTTTAGGACGACCAGCTCCAGGCCAGCCTCCTTCAGGAGTTATTTCCTGACGACGTTGTGTATCGTACTTTTTCTGAAGAGTTTTATCAACTCCTTCTTCTTTAGTAGTTTCTTCGGCAAATGGATTACCACCCTCTTCACCTCCTTCTTCACCCCCACCTTCTTCTTCTTTCTCTTCAGTTTCAGTTGCAGGATCTTTACCTTCTTCTTCAATTTTCTTTAAACGGAAAGCCTCTTTACCATCTTCAATTAATCCATATTCAATAGCAAGAGTATCGTCTTCAGTAAAGTTAAATATATTTTTATAAATCCACTCACGAGACATCAATTTCTTTTCTATCATTGAACCCGCTAAATCAACTTTAGTATTGTATAAAGTCAATTTCTCTTGTTCGTAAATAGTCGAAGGAGAAGTCATTGTTAGTTCAAAATCAACTAACTCTGCATTTTTAAATCCTTGAGCGTATAAATGTACAATAGCAATTTTATGAAGTTCGGAAACTACTATACGCTGAATACGTTCAATAGTTCTAGCAAAGCGAACATCTTCAGCAGCTAGCGTAGCTTTACCTGAAATACCTTCTTCATATCCTAAAAATGCTTTTGGTACTTTTAAAGCTGCCATCATTTTATTACGAAGATATTCAATATCATCAATACCGGTAAATTCCATACCTGCTAAAGTGTCAATCTCTGTTCCAGACTGTCCACCACGAACTGGTAAGAAATAATCTTCCAACATGTTTTGCATATTGAATTTAAGATTGTATTCTCCGGTTTGTGGATCAACGTAAGGAACTTTTCTCATTTGATTGATAATTTTTTGCATGTAATTATCAACTTCTTGAGGAGGAATATTTCCTACGTCTACTTTAAAAATACGTTTTTCAGGAGCTCGCATAACACGATGAATTAACATCGCGTCTTCCATTAATGTTAATTGCTTCCATACTTTACGAGCTGGCTCAATCATTGATTTACCATATGGTAAAAAGTTAGAGTCGTTTAGTAAACGAAAGTGAGCAATTTCAAAATTTTCATAAATAATGTTCCCGCCACCTAATTGCTTGAATTGTACGTGGTATGGATTTTCTAACGACATTCCTTCTTCACGAATAACTTCATATGCTGACATTGGAACTACATTAACAATTCCAATTTCTTCTTGAATGTCTAATTTCAAATATAAATCGCCATATTTGCACATATTGCGCACCCATGGCCATAAGTTAAATTCAATGTTTAAAATGTCGTAAAATAAATTATGTAAAATTTTCTTTACGTTTTCATTGTCGCTGGTAATGCGTAATACATCACCAAAATCGTCTTTCATAACTGTTTCGTCCGAATAGATATCCAATGCCGAAGCGATAATAGAATCTTGATCCATTACTTCATAATCTGTATACAATTCTGTCTTAGAAGAAAAGTAATTGTAGTTTGGATTGTAAGTATTTAATGAATGAGGACGAACACCATGTAAACGTGTAAAACGATCAATGTATTTAGAGTTATGTGCGTTACCTAAAGATTGTAAATGAGAATTATCAACTACTTTAAGTTGATCTTTTCCAACCTTGCGAACAATAACATTACTATTGAAAAGACGTTTTAGACGCCCATATAATGTTTTTTCTGCCATATTAAATTAGCCTAATTTTAAAATAAATATCAGAAATCCTAATAACTGGTTTATTTTAGTAGCCAAGTTAAATCTTCATCCATCCCAGTCTTACCTACAGGCATAGTCCATCCTGAATCTTTACGCATTGCAGAAGTACTACTGTAAACTCCTGAAGACGGTTTACCAAAATAATCTAAAGTTTTTCTGTTTAAATCTATTCCTTGCTGTCTTAATTTAAGTGCAGTATCTCGAATCCATAATCCTATAGAAAATGACATAACTAAATCGTCATTATATCCACGTTGCGCTTCTGGCCTTGACCCATTCCATACGAAAACAAACAATTCATCAATTAATCGTTTACTATGTACCACAGGAACTCGCTCTCGCATATAAGTGTCTAATTTAGAAATAACTAAAGGACGAGTTCGAGATGAAGTTGTAAATCCTGGAGTCATTTGAGAGGTATCTTTTAAATCAACATATCTAGCTAATTGTTGAGATACATCTGATAATCCTCCTTCTTTAGGAGAATAGTATAAATTTTTATAATTTCTATCTATTGCTACTTGAATTGAAGCCCAACCTACATTGGCATTTTCAATTACTAGTAAAGCGTCATTATATTCAGTAGCTATATTTACTAACATATTTCCATAATCTTTAGTAGATATTTGCCCTTTAAATTCAGCTACCTGTGTAAC